GTTGTTTGGATTAGCTTGAAGATTGGTTGGAATTCGATAAAATCCTCTCTCGGAGTTTAGATTTGATTTGTCTCGATCAAAAGAACGAGCATCCAAGAAATCATTGTTCGCTAAATCAAGAGTCAAGCTTAACTCGAGTTGATCGTTAGTTATAGAATAATCTATTCCTTCTTCAAGCAAAGAACCATTTAAGAATAAACGGAAAGTCTGGAATTTATCGTCTTGTTCTGTTTCTGGAATTTGAGACAATTTATATGAACGTGGAAATTCGACTGTTCCAGTGCTGGTTTCTTGTTCTTTAATCTGCCAAGTATCAGAAACAGTCTGACGGCTTAACCATCCTGGATTTCTCCAATCTGTCTCATACGAATCAAACGATTCCGATTTTCCGTTTATTCTAAAGAACTTGAGACCTTCAATCTCTGATGTAACAGTCGAGCTTTCAGTGTAAGAATAGGAAGTTGAATTGATGAAATTATCATAAATGATTTCACCAAACGAATTAAATGTGATCCTCAATCCTAGAAAAGGATCAATATCATTTGTATTGTCTTCCTTAAACCCGAACAAGAACGATCCATTAAATGTTGATTCTGGATAAACCCCTTCGTCATCTAATCTGGTCGCAGTAAGATCATATAATTCGAATTGTGGGTATTGATTGACTGTTGTCTTTTCTTGTCCCTCAATCCAAACGGTTTGATCCCAATAAACTCTTTTGTCTTTAAGTGTGGTCCCCTGAGTGATACGAAGAATCTCATCTTCTGCTGGAGTCCCGTCGATGTTTGTACCATCTATTTCTTTAACCAAAACATAGACACCTGTCTCTTCTTTTCCTGTTACCCGATAGACGATGTTGTTCTGACCTTCAGTTGATTCGCCGGTGACTAGAATTCTCATACCATCTTCGATTAGAACACCGTTAATAGAAACCGTATTTACTCCTTGAATAGAGGACAATGGACCTTTATGCCATACATTAACAGGAATCCGAGCTTTTCTGCCCATATTTCTTAATTGAATATTCGACTCGAACTGAATTATAGGACGACGAGCTTGAACAACGATGAAGTTTGTCAGATTTACGTCTGAAATTTGGTTTCGATGGAACCAACGGTTTCGCGTAGACCAAGCGTTCTGATCACGAGATCCTCGCTCCATTACAATGTAATCTTGATCAGTAGAACCTGATACGGCGTCATCGAACTCTCTATCATCCAACAGAGCAATAGATCTACCAACGTCGACAAGAATAAAATTAATATCGTTGTATTCGGTATTATCATCATCGCGGAAAATGACTCGCATACCTGACTGTGCTTCGGTTCCGTCTGGGAAGATGAAATTTTCTTTTCCGATCATGTTCAGAACCACATTCGTTTGTTCTGTTATCTCAAAAATTGGAGGCCCTTCTTCCAACCAAAAATAGTTCGAGAAATTGATTAGCATATCAGGATTAATCGGTGGGCACCATGACCAAAATTCTGACTCAAAAAGACGACTATGATTTCTTGTTAATGATCCTTGAACCCGAAGATTGTCGACCAAGTCTTCATAAAATTTGAAATAATTTATATTTTTTTCTTCGTCAACTGAAACTGCTGTCGGTTCAAGTTGATAATTCTGTCTAGATCTTGTCGTCTCTTGGATATAAAAATCATTGGGATCAAATACTGTCGATCTTCTTCCAACGAAACCACTAACTTCTTCAACTTGTGCTGGTTCGAAGAAATGATTAGCTACTCCTTTAAAGAATCGTTTGATGTCTTTATGATCTTGCAAAAACGAAGGAAGTCGATTAAGAACGTTCCTTGATTCTGGTTTTGTTTCTTCAGATTTTATCTTAGGTGTAAAGTCAGCCATTCTCTGTCCCGGTTCTATTTTGTATATTTATCGGATTGAAAATCCAAATTGTTTGCGCTTAAGAGCCAATCTTAGTATTTGTGGTCGTGATGTTATTAATAATCACAACATCATTCACTTTAGCAGTAGACAAGAATAATTCATCGTGTTCAGATCGGATTTGGAATAGGTTTCCAAATTTACTAGAATCTTGAACAGGAACAATGGTAACCTGGGCAATCACTGTTGGATTTTGTTGATGGATGTATGCTGCTAATTCTGTAAAATAGAAACTCTCACCGAAATCCCAATTTTCAACGTCGAAGAATTCATTGACTGAATCAAGAACAATCTGTTTAATTTCGTTGTTAGAAACCGTAGAACCTAACACCTTAATTACATTGAATTTTGCTCTTAATGAGTCAGAAGCGCCTGCACCGAAAAGAATCTTGAATTTGGCCGAGTGCCAAACGATTGAATCCGACGCTGATTTGAATTGCTCTAGACTACCAAACGTTAAAGAAAGCTCATTTGTCGTTGGTGCTTCTGGAAAAGTAGTCAGTGTCGCGCCAGTAGTATTCAACCAAGTGTTGATTGATTGATAAAATTCCTCTGTCAATAGATATACGTCCATGATATTTGACGGTGCTGGATCTATTCTTGATCGACGATCTGCAAAATGTTTCCATTGAAACATTAGATCATTTCTTCCTTCTTTCCAATAATAATCATCAATTTCTGGATCCTGAAGAGCAGCGCCATCCCATACCTTAAAGCTATTCTCGTCAATGACATAAAACACATCACCTGTCACCGAATTTGTCGTAACAATATCCGCTTCCTCTTGGACGACAGTGAAAGTGAAATCATCCTCGGTGATCATTGGTCTATAAAATTCATATCCGTCAGTACTGGTGTCTTTTCGCCAAAAAACAAAACGGTTATCTGCTACTGTCGGAGATAGAATAGGTTCAACGATCTCTTCGAATTCTTGTGGGTTGTCTGGTACTCCATCATCGTCGGTATCTGCCAAAGCAAGACGGATACGACGAGCCTCAATGAAACCATCTGAATAGGTAATTGGTTCAGAAAGAAACCATTTATACTCTCGAAGGAGAGTACCAGTAGCGTTTACATTTTCGTTAATACGCAAAACACGAATAAAGTCTCTTACCTGAAGACCGGTCTCTAGATCATTAATCTTCTTCGTGGTATTGAAGAAGAAGCGAACATCTTCTAATGATTCCCAGACGTATTCCATATATCTAACTGTGAACGTCCATTTGGATGCACTGTATTGAATAAGGATTAACCAACTCGCATCTAAATTCTGTTCAGTCGTGTTACCAGCGTTAACAGTAGACCAATCTGAATCAAAATCAATATTGTTTTCAAGAATAATGTACCATGCGTTTGCTGTTTCATCGTATCTTAATGCAAAAGTGTTTAGATTCTGCATTTCGGTCTCAATTGTTGACAATTCACTGGTTGAGAAAGTACGACGGAAGCTTGTATAGAAGATGTCGACATACCAATCGTCCTCAATTTCTTCATTAAGAACGATCGGCCCTGAACCTGTTGTAAGGTTAGTTGTACCATCTCCCGAAACTGATTCAACTTTTGCCCATTTTTCTTCGTATCCTGGATCTCCTTGAACACCAGTGCTAGTGTTTACAAAGCGTAGAAGAGCACCTTCTCTAATATAACGTGCATTACCGGATCCGGTTGATCCAACAGCCAGAACAGTATCGACACTTTCTGAATCAACGAATTTACCAGTGGCAGAGAAGGATTGACTAGTAGCTTGGCTCCATTTTACTCTAGTAGATCCTTGAATCCAATAATAAGAAGAAAAATATCTATAATAGAAATTCAAGAAATCCGTTTCATCTAATAATGGATCAAGGCTATCTGCGATCATTTCTAATTCACTTTTTGATGATGGAAGAGCCTCTTCATCATTCACAGAATAGGTGTTCCGATAAATGATACCATCTTCTGAGAAGACATTTACATTTTGGTTCTTCCCAGTTGGATCGTTCAAATCGATGTAACGGGAATGACCAGCGAAGGTCCTATTGATTGCTTTTGTCTTTCGGAGTGAACTTCCCGATAGCAATGGGAATATTTGATAGTCCTCACCGTTTACCATTCTATTTTGGGTATAATAGGCTTGAGGAGCTCGTAATCTCACCTGTTCTGTTGACTCGCGTGGTGTGCTATTAGTGACTGGAACCTGAAGTGAGAAGGTTAGTGTCAATGTGAATTGTTCATCACTTGTTCCAGTGTTCTTTGTGTAAGGAATTGAAATCTGCATGTTTCTAACGTCTCTAGTGTTTATCTGATAAGTCAACCCATTTGATGTTCTGTGCCATACACGGAAGACGCCAAAAGGAACATCTCCAAAGCGACCATCGGGCCACCGTACATTGATCTGATCATTGTCTTTAGTCTGCACTTGAAAAATAGAACGGACGTTCTTTCCCAAACTATTGTAATATATATTTTCTGTGTTGTCAACCTTAGTCCAAGACTTTCTTACGGATCCAGTGACATCGTTAATTTCTTGTGCCCAGACGTCGGTATTATTGATTTTGTCAACATCAATTCCAGAAACTCTGTTTTCAATTGGTAAGCTGAAATTATAATCAGATGACGTCAGAGTACCTTGCTTAAAATAGACAAAATACCCAGTGTTGATAGAGCTGTTTCCGGTTCCATCGTTCTGATAGAGTAAGTGGAAAGCAGTTGAAGGATTTGGCTCTCTTTCGGAAATAATCCCTTCATCCTCAAAATTAGGATTGACAACTTCAAACTTTACCGACGATCCATTAACATTTGATGTGAATGGATAGACGACGTTTCTAAAAGGAACGCTGTTTAGTTGATATAGATGAGTAAGAATAGAATTAACAGTGCCGACTTTCGTTGGTGTACCAACCGGATTAGACGAAGTCAAGGCTGAATTCAAGATAGCGTTCCATTGTTCGAACCAATCTTCATTGGTTTCATCATTCCAGCGAATGTCTACTCCTTGCAAGCTGTCACCGTTTGAATCCCTTACATCTTGAGTCGTCTGAACCGCGGTAATTTTTGCCAATGCTCTGGCTGGTAAATTTCGTGATGGATTATAACTCACCATCTCCGCCAGACGAAGGATTGTCTCCCTTCTTTCACTCGAATCGATAAAATTGTCTCTTGTGTTTAGGTCTGTCTTAAAGGCTAGGTTCTCGCCGAGATAAGCTACCAAATCCATAAGCATGACGAATTCACTGTTCTCAATCCAGTCATCAAAATCCTCTGGGAAATTAATCCGGAGATATTCGACCATCGCTTCCCGATAAGTGTTGAAATCACTCGCCTGGAAATTGATCGTATTAAAGGCTTCATAAATTACGGTCCAATCCGATCCTTGTAAAAGGTTTGTCTGGCGTACCTTCTGTTGACTCATTACGTTACCTCATTACCAAAATTTCTCTGATCAAATTCAATTTGCATTAACACTGACGGATTTCTTCCCAAATAAGTAATTAGAACTTCTGCATTATATCCATGATCAAACTCGGATATTGTTATTTTTTGGAGCTCTATTCTCGGGTCAGATCCGATCACTCGACGAACATCCTCTTCAATAATCTGTTTAGAATTTTCATTTTGAAGTTCAAACAGAATTTCAGGAATAATCGAACCATATTCTGGATCCCAGTCAAGTTCACCAATTCGAGTATAGAAATGATTAAGCAAATCTTGCTTCACTAATTCTATATCGTACAGTCTTTCAGATCCATTTCTGGTGCTAAAACCTGCAAAATTCCACGGCTGGCTCAACTCAGGCATATCAATACTCCTTTACGGTATTTATTCGCCTGTTAAGACAGATTTTATCTTTCTATTCTTGGAAGGGGCGGTAGATCAGGATTTTCATAGCCACGTCCGTCCCATGGTTCATGTGTTGGGATTCTAGGAGAGATCGTTTCGATTAATCTATCAGTGACTATGGAATTGGTTTTGGTTGCTGGATTTGCGATGACTGTTCTCTGTTTTATGTTCACTTCAGAAAATGTACACGGTCCTGTTGCTTTGGACGGGGGTTCTGCTACCGCTGCTGCAGGGCCGTTGAGATGGATATTTGTTCCCGATTGAACGATGTCGCCGCCGGCAAGAAGATTAAGTGAACCACCTGACGTCAGGTTCATCGGTGAACCAGAGTTCAAGTGCATCCCACTATTGGACTGCTGAGACCATTTTGCGTTTGTTGAAAAATTTATGTTCCCTTCAACAAAAACTGATTTTTTACCATGAACCACTAGATCGAAATCAACCGCTGATTCTATTTTAATGTTTCCTTCCCCAGTATCACCAGCAGCTTTTAAATTGATATTCCTGCCCGCCTCGATGTTTACATCACAGTCCGCTCTAATATTGAAGTTCTGTTCGGCGTGAAAGTTCATTGAACCTGATCCATATACATCAATGTTTCCATCGTTGTTCAATTCTATCCAAGACTCTCCATCACGAGTAATGATGTAGACATGTCCGTATGTTTCTGACATTAAAATCTGCGTTCCGTTTCTTGTACGGAAACGAATTCCTTCGTCCATTCTAGTTCCAGTCTTGGAATAATTTTGGTTCGATGGATTATTAGTGCTGTTGGAAAGAGTTTCCAATGACGATGGGTCTCTATTTTCTCTTTTGAGCCAGGACCTCATGTTATCCGGTAAGTCAGCTAAAGTCCATCCATCATCCATCACCATTTGATTTCCACGAGGAGTAAGGATGCCGTGTGTTCTCGACGGTGCTTCTCGACGGGCTGAGGAAGTCGTTCTTCCTCGAACGTCATCGGCAGCAAGGCCTTGATTTAACAACCCATTTGATAGTGGATCATGAGAAGGTCTGGTTGTTGAGTCTTCTGTTAGTGATCGATTATATTCTGCTGCAGGAAAATCATCTAATGATGAAGCAGTAGTTTTTTCTGCAGGAATGCCAGGTACCATATTATTCATGAACGCTTCGGGAACTGAAGCAAACCAGAAGGCGTCATTATTTCCTACAAAACAAACTAAGACATAATTCCCAATATCTGGCGGAACGAACCACATACCATAGCTTTTTTTCGTATTTTCAAAGCTATTAGCATCGGATCGGTTATCTGGAGTAGTTCCCCAGAATGGAGGGGCATAACGAACTGTCACCCATTTTTCCGGATTGGTTTCATCGTAATTTGATTCTTTAAGCCATACTCTCAACCGTCCATTTCTATCGGGGTCTCTATTGTCTTTGATTTTGGCGGTATAAATTCTACCGACATCAAAATTCTCTTTGCTTTGTTTTTTCTGTTCAGCAGATTGTCCTCTAGCTACAGTCATCTTATTTCACCAATACGTTAATATTTTTGAAAGCTTTAAAGCTTTGTGTGAACTTTCCATCTTCAAATTTATGAGTCATTTCGTAGATACTATATACTCCTCTGATGACGGTTGAGTTATTCATGTCTAGGAGACCAGTGTCATCATTATATTCTGTTGGCGTTTGATACTCGAAATAGAAATTTTCCTCTCCGATGATGTATCGAGCATTTTGTAAAATAGATCCATCTGAGAATTTTTCAGAAGAATCGTTTGTCCTCAATCTTTTAATTTCATTTGCAGTGGGACCTAACCAATATGGATCACCTCTGATGGTTAGATCCATTTCAAGTAGCGCTTCTCTTGCATAAGCTTGTTCTAAGACTGTAATTCTTTTGTGAACACCAACATCAGGTTGAGTTGCTCCTATAGTATAACGTTCGAATGGTGGATCAGTTTTCAATTCATATTTTGGTTTG